TCATGTATTCTTTCAACTCAGAAACAGACATTTTATTAATATCTACTGTCTGAGTGGTAAGCCCATTCCCTGGTTTTGAAGTCATTGCCCCAATCCCATTCGTAGACTTCCAAAGGTATGGCTTAGACTTCTTAACTGCATCAATAAATCGCTTCGCAGCGTCATCATTGAAGTCAAGATTGTCTTCATCAAGTCCCTCTTTTAGAAACGACTTTAGCTCCGGCTGATTAGTTAAATCATCAACAGAGTGAACATCGCCAGCATAGCGTGCAATCTTCTCGGTGACAGCGTGTGAAATGACTTTCTTCTTTGTCTTCGCTAGCTCTGCCATCGCTTGAGCAGCTTTCTTGCGCTCTGCTTCTAACTGAGCCTGAATGTCACCACTTTCTGCCAGCTTCTTTGCTTCGATTTCTTCTTTCTCGGCAAGGGCGGCTTTATACTTTGCCTTATACTCTTGCGATTCTTTAAGAAGTCGAGCATTTGTTGCTGCAAGCTTGTCTGCATCTAAATTCGTGTCTTGATTTTTTGCTTCCGTCTGTTCAGACGTTGCTTTTGAGCCTTCGCTCATACCTTACCCCTCTTATTGTCAGTCGCTTAATTGCGACTCGTCAAGTTATCCCTTAATGTTAAATTTAACCGACAAGAACCTTTTAGAGCCCTTAATCCCGATTGCTTTTATCAGCGACTCGGTTATTTTTTGCTGTACTCTCCTATTGAACTCCTCACCCTCTCGATCTGGCAAGAGTCGCCTTTCCGGAAGATTGCCTTCACCATTATTATGGAGGCTCCACTTAAAATCGGATGCAATTAATTTTCCCGAATTAACCTTATAGTCCAGTGAGCCAACCATGTCGCCGGATAGGGTCATGTTCACGGGAGATCTACGCTTGCCATCAAAGCCCCTGCTCTTGTTTACTTCTTTAATAAAGTCCTTGTTTGTCTTTTTTTGTTTTTTGCTTATTCCTTCCTGGTCTACGCGAACAGAAATAACCTTTCCGTTTTTATTAAAAAAAGCTGCTTTGTTTGTTATTTGATCAATATAGCTTTGCGAGTAGCGCTTGAACCTTCCGACAGCTCCAGCAACGGGCGATATGCCCTTCTGGATAAGATCTATAATCAGCTTAGGTAAATCGATGCGACCAAGTTCGGCTCTAAACTTTTTATTAATGTCGCCTATAGACGATTGCACAATCCTGGAAAGCTGGCCTGGCTTAAGACTCATTTAAATACTCCTCTATGATGCGCTTTACTCCACGGAGAATCTCTGCCTTCAGGAGCTCATCTTCGCCTGGAATAAATTGACGCTGAGGGAGCGTGTCGCCAGTGTTGTGGTTAAACGCTTTGGGTGTTTCATCCGAATCAAAGACACCGATTGTTATAGTCCCATTATCGTAATTAGGTATTATTTCCAATGAGTCTAGCATTGAGCCAGTGAAATCAAGGTTTGCATTTTTTTTGCCGGAAACTTTCTGATATGCTTCCGATAATTCTTTTTTAAACTTCCCTCCAGCAACAGGAGACTTAGACTCACCAACATAATCAAGAATTGAGTCGAGTAGATATTCACCCACTTCATCTACAAGCGACTCTCTTAGTTGAGGAGTCACGTCCTCAAAGCCAGGAATCTCAAACTCAAAGCTTACTTCATCCAGGTTGATTGCCATTCTGCGAAGACCCCTCTGTTGGAATCATTAGCTCAGCTTGCTCTTTATTAACACCGAATGATGTTATTAAAATGTTGACGCCAGAAGTGCGCTCAAGCTCACCCGATGCAACACGAGAAGCAACTTCAACAATAGAGGAGACTTGTGCTCCATTGAAAACTTTTGTTGGGTCGGTAAACATTGTGGCCATTTCAACTCTGGATGTTTGAATATCAAGAATTTTTTGCTTTGCTTCATCAATAGATAAGTTGGGGTCATACATTTGAACAAGCTCGTAATCTGCCCACAATCCCAACTCTTTCATGGTCTTTAAATTTTGTAGTTTTTCATTATCCGAAATCATTACCTTGGGCTTGCGATAAATTACAGTAAAGCCATCTGCTGATAGAACATTTTGGCCAACGCTTGCCATTTGCTGGGCGACTACTTTGTAAATTTCTTCCTCGGCTTTAGAGTAAATGTTTTGATTTTCCTCAATGATCTGCTGAGTATCTGCTTGGGCGAGAAGACGATCTAGTCCAGAGTTAAACTCCTGGGTGCCGTTGATAACCTGCGAACCATTAATCCCCTGCTCATCCAAAATTGTCGTTAAGTATGTTTGGATAGCTTCCTTGTGCCCTGCCATATTTGGCTGAGGGGAGATAAATTCGACATTAGTAGGGCCATCCTCTGGGCGCGACGACTGAGGGGCTTCGATAGCAGTGTAAAGCGAGTGTGAGCTAATAGTTAGCTTTTGCTTCTCTGGGCGCGTGATCTTTAATACGCCCACCTGCATATTAGCAGAAGTTAAGTAGACGCTCATTAATGCATTGAGTTCTACTGTCTGCATTGGAAGCGGAGAAGGGATTGGATAATTATTTTCGTAATCCAGAGGAGCGTAGACAAATGGTAAAATACCATAAGGGTTTGTGCCGTCAGCCTCAGGAGTCGGTGGCATAAACTCAATCTTCAAGGAGCTCTTTTTTCCAGATGAACCAGTAACGCGCACCATAATATGCTCAACATCGGTCCAGAATGAATAGAATCTTTCTGAGCCCTCATCGTAATTACCCGACTCAGCGATAAGTGCATTATATTGATCTGACATGCCGCGAGTAGTTACGTAGTTTGAAGGATAGCTTAGAACAACCACACGAACCTTTCCGTCATTATCGCGCACAACATCGTACTCGTATGGTGCAAGAGCATAAAACTTCCAGTAAAGCTGACTAGAAGCAACTGGGCCCTGGGTTCGGTCCATGAAACATGCCATTAATGCATGTTTGTGCTGATTGTTAATCTCGTCAAAAGTCTTCATCGCTCCATTGAGATTATTCCGCCTACAAATATCTTGATAGATTTCTGTTGCAGCATTTTCTCCTTGAACCCTTCTTATCGGAGCTTCGTTGTAAGCCTTGGACTTCTTATCGACAATCTTTTTGAGTATTGAGTAATCAGTGACAGTGTACATTTTCCAGGTTTTTGGATACATCTGCTGGATGCGCTTCTCGACATACTGCTTGAGATTACCATTCTTAATCTGATCAGAGTCCCAGGCAATGCGCTTTCGCCTTAGGTTTTCCTCCATTTCAATCTCTTTAATGATCTTGTTAACAAGTTCTGGCGTTAGTTTGTAGTCCATTTGAGCTCCATTTAATTCATTCAAGTTTATTGTCAAAGTTATGATATGACTAGCGGTGCAATATCCCTGCTAATCAAGTCAACTCGATGGCACCAGTAACCGGCCGCAGTCGTGATATGTTGCTCCCTCAGGCTATCATCTTCAATTAGTCGAGCATTTTGCTTTAGCTGCGTCAATCTGAAACCTTTTGCTAGGTCTTTTGCGTCTCTATAAACGAAGAATCTTGTTTGACCAAGATCATTTTTAAATAATGCATTCATTAAATTATGTCGCTCCTTAATTGGAGGATTGGCCATCGGCACTTCTATTTCATAATTTAATCTTGAGCCAGATCTTGTGGTGTAGTTAGATAGAAAATTCTCAATTAGGTCCCAGTCTGACTTGTTTGATCGCGTATCTTGAGCTCTGCCGGATGCGTCGCCAAAAACTCTTATCAGCGGGAAAGCCCCATTTAGTAATCCAGACTCAGCTACTTCGTCCATGATATCAAGCGTCCTCATTCCTGGGATAATCCAGACCTTTGCAGCGTGATATTTCTCTCCGATAACCTGGCCAGCGCCAATAGACATAGGCTTGCCTGATTTTGAATTATTGAAGTCAATGAATAGATCTAGTGGATAGCGTTGGTCCCACAAGTATTCCTTGTCGATATAACATAATTCATCGGTGAACTCGTAATAGACGTTGTCTCTATTTATCTCAATCCACTTCCCATGCAGCATTCTTTGTGCCATCTTGGGGTCAAGTGTTTTTCTAAGCGACTCGATATACCAGGCAGGAAGAAAGGGATTATCCTCTGTTTTAGAATAGAAAACTCTACGTGACTCGCTTTGCCCTTCTATGAAGTATTGGTAGGCAGGATGGGCGGGGCTTGATGGGTTTGTAGCACATATTAGTAAGTTTTCCCTAACACCCTGAGCTCGCCCAAGACGCATCCGAATCTCTGCGATCATGTCTATTGTATCATTTTCGGTGAGCTCCTCAATTACCGCCAGGCTTAGTTCATAAGATCTAAACTTCTCGAAGTCGCCTTTATCCCAGCTTACTAGATAGATTATAGAGCCGTTTGGTAACTCTATAGTGTGAGAGGGTGACTTCTTCCAGTATTGCTTGAGCTCTGGATAGTGCTTGATCACCATGCTCCAAATAGTATTTAGCCCGTCACGAATTACCCTTCGCCCGATCAATACCCCTGCGCCTGGATGCATAAGTGCATGAGTAACAACGATATGGGCCAGCAATAATGATTTAGCGGAGCCAACGGAACCAGATAGTAAGATTTCTAAAGGGCCTAGATTATAATTGTACTCTTGCCTAATAAGGGAAAGGACTTCGATTTGATATTTAACCTTATACGGGTCAAACTCGGTTAGGGTCGGGACCTTGGACGCAACTTCGAGACTCATTTAGGTTTTGATTTATTTTTATCCTTATTCTTGGATAAGTAAGCTTTATAAGCTTTTTCGGCCCTCTCTTTAGAATCATAAATGCATTGCCCATCGCCGATTCTATACTTACCATTACTGCATTTTAAAACGGGCATATTATTCCTTTTGTTTTTCTGGCAGAGAGTAGCTAAGTATTAATTGATTCTCGGATTCAATTTTTCCGGCGTGGTTAATGGTTTCAGATGGCTTGCCAATAAAAGTGTCCCTAAGCCATGTTGCAGCAGGCACGTTTCCTCTTTTAGCTTGAGCATACATGGACTGGACTACCTCGCCCCACACGCTTGCAAGGAACTCCGTCCCATCAACCATCATCTTTTGAGTTTTCTGGAGCCTCTCAGCAGTGTCCAAGTGGGCCGTCTTTGGCCTTCCTGATTTGTTTCCTGATTCACCTTTATTAAACATAATAGTGCCTTGTTATTGATGCACTGCAATAAAAGCAACAGTCAGCAATTTATCGTTAGCAAGAAATGCTTTCATTAATTCATTAATTGTATTTTGCTCTGTTGGATTAATTTCGAGGGAAACTGAAACACTGCCATCTGCGCGAGTCTTAATTGAAGACAAGATAGCTTCACACGCGCCGATTTCTTTAGACATTACCAAGCCTTCGCTTATTATTGTGCAGCATTCGCTGCATTCATCAATGCTAAGGGCCTAAAATACTGATTGTCAAAATAAAAATGCCGGACTAACCTTCTTGGCGCATCCGGCACCCCACACAACATTCAAGAGGCGAATGTCTTAATAATCGTCTAAGTTTTCTTCCTTGGTGTCAACTTCGTCCCATACGACTTCAGTTACTGGTAGATTATCCGGCACGCCGAGCTCCCAGGAATAATGTTCAGGGCCATCTTCTGGCTCAATTCTAAAGTCATAATCTTCAAATAGCGGCGAGAATGGGAGTGTTAATAGAAAGATAATTAATTGGAAAAGTAAACGCATAAGCCACCCCCTAATTTAATAGTGAATGGTTTAATGCACTATGTCTACTTATCGCGCCAGTGTCTTCTTGGAGATCTTACAGTTTGCGCCCACTCATCAGAACTAATCTCAGAATCTTGTAGTGACTCCATAAATCGCCAACAGGCATCTAGTTCTTCTTGGGTAGGGTCTTTGAGTAGCTCTACAAGTCTTCTCATGGACTCTTGCCATTCTTCTTCTTGGTTCATAATTTCTCCAACTCTGTTTTAGCTACGCCGCCGTTAATTTTGTACCCCATGGCATTAAAAGCTTTTTCAGCGGCCAGTCTCTGTTTTCTCGTTAAGCCATAAAATCCCTTTGTCTTCATTTGTGAGCGAATAGACTTTAAAAAACTATCATTGCCCCTGTATTCCATAATGGACTTCTCAAGGTGTGTCTTATTTCTTTTTTTAATCGGTGGATGGTTGTCGGAAAGCATTGTATTTATGCTAACCCTTCTGCCTTGCTTCCTGGTCTTGATTGATAATGGTGAACCAAAAGTAGGTAACTTTATTATCTCAACTTCCATTTTAATCTCCTAGCTTTGGGCAAGCAGAGGCCATATTACCTGGAAAGCCTCACAATTCTAGCTCTCCCGTTACAATGGGTAATTTCTTCTCGCGCCACTTCGGGTTTAGGCCCTATTCCTGATACAGGAGTATCGTCAGCGGTCTTAATGCCTAGCTCAGGTATAAGCTTTCGGCCATTAGCGGTTTTATCCTGGTTGCTTGCTTTCCGGTGTTGCTTCCAGGCCAGGGCCACTCCCCTCCCTCCGGTACAATAAAACATTAATAAACTGATTACGGATTGCCGCCTGGGCTTTTGATATACTTACTATCTAAAAATTATTCTTGACTTGAGAACTATCTAAAAATTGCATAGCACAGCATGCTTGCTTGCAATCTTGAGATACTTGATGCAGTTTTGACCTAAAATAAGCGTGAAACTTCTCTTTCTCAAACATGAACCAGTATGGCCCCAGCCCTTGCACTCTATTCAAAAAGCCATTCCTAGCCCCAGTTATGAAGTATTGAAGCTCCATGCGTCTTTGAAGCTCCTCTCTGTCTGGCTGGTATTGAGAAATGAAGATCACCTGGGCGGTCATCGCTTCTTAAACCTTAAATCCATTTGCCCAAAAGTAGTTGCTATCACCTGGCACAAGACTTCTTCCATTTCGGCGCTTATCGACACGTTGCTGCAAGTCTTGTAAAGGATAAAATGGACTATCTCGTGAGTCAGCACCCTGGGCTTCTCTTTCTCGGGTAGGTTTTTCAGAATCAGGATTTTGTTTTCTAGTAGCAGGGCGAGCCCTATGGCGGTGTCATCCTGTGCTTCGTATTTCATTGTTTTAGCGTCTACCTGCAAGACCCTTATCTTATCCCCCAAAACAGTCACGGAACGCGGTAAAGCCATAATCACCCCCAATTAAAGGATAGGGCAAAACAGGCACCTTTACCCCTGGATTATGTCCGATTAAGGCACTTTTATTAGATAAGAAATCAGGCACTTGAGCTACTAATCTTAATTTATTACCCTACTGCTTTATTTTGTATCAATACACACCGAAAAGGACTATAATGACTTAACACACAACGGAGGGCAGCATGAAGATTTATTTTTCGCACTATGACGCGGTCTACTCAATGAGTAAGGACGATGCAATTAAGCTTGCAAGCGATGCGGTGAAGGGTCATGGATATTCACTAGGGGATTACTTAAGCACAAAAAGACTTAAGGGAAAAAGTGTAAAGAGAGAGGTTGGTGGAATGTATGTTGGTAAGCGCTGGAGGGATGTTAATTGCTGCCTAGATTGGACTTGCGAAGAGTGGACTAACCTTCTTAATGATTTAACAAAGTAGGATTTATGAAAACCAAAATACACGTCAACCAACACAAAATTAAGAGCAACAAAAAGCATGGCAAGAATGAGCCCGTGCTCACTGTAAAGACTTACAAGTCCAACACACTCACCAATGAGGTCTGTATCGAAGGGCCCTGTAAAGTAGTCTACTCTCCACACAAGCCACTTCCTTGCGGCGCCACTGTCTGGATTGAAACAGAGTCACACGTTTACTGCGAAGGTAGTGAAGATCAACTTGTCTGTGAGACGCTATGAAGCTTAAAAAGGTGCGTCCTGGCGTTTACTGCATAGATGGTCGCCCGGATATAACCATAGAGCGATGGAGGGCCACAAATGTCTACTGGGACATTTTCCAAGATGGCTCTGTGTCGCAGACATTCGGAACGCACGAAAGCTTGCGAGACGTAAAGGCGGAGCTTGAGAATTGGACTTTGGAAAAACTTATTGAATCTTTTAAATGAGGTATAGCATGGGCCGTAAAAAATCAGCACCAGAGAAGAAAGCCAAGCGGGTCAATATCACTATTACCCCTCAGGACTGGGAAAGCATTAAGAAGATCGGCGGCGGTTCCCTGTCGGTAGGAATTAGGAAACTTTTACAGGTTTACAAAACAAAATAAATTAGCTAGAAACCCCACAAGGAGCCTCGCCAGGTGAATAATCAAGAAATAATAAAATGCCCCAAGT